TCTGGTTTGCCAAAGACGCGGTATTCATTGCGCCCGCGTTAAACTGTCCGGCCTGATTCATTGCACCAGAATTGAACTGCTGTGACGCAAGAGTGTTGCCAGCCGTCTGGCCTTGCGCCGACAGGTTTGCACCTTGGTTTGCCAAAGACGCTTGCATCTGGCTTGCGATGTCCTGTCCTGCAAGCTGTTGGGCGTTGGCATATCCTGACTGTCGAAGGCCGGAAGCTGTACGTGCTGCTTGGTCTGCAAACGCGCGGTTAGTTTCGGCCTCTGCTATGCCTTGACGTGACCCGCCAAACGCACCCGCAGCCGTTGCCGACGCACCAAGCTGGTTTTGTTGCATGAGGCGTGAACGCTCAATATCGCCAAGGGCTTGCCCGACAACTTGGTTTTCGTATGGGTTGGTGTACGCGCTAAGGTCTGAACCAGCAATCTGGCCCGCTTGCACGTTTTGCTCTACAATAGGGGACGCGCCTGCAATTTGTGACGCATCATAGCCTTGAGAGCCTGCCGTTGCCGCGCTGTAGCCCGACGCGACAGCTTGCGGTGCTTGAAAGCCCATCGCCTGTTGCGTGCCACCAAGCGCCGAGTTGTAAGCGCCAGCCGATTGGTTAAACACGTTCGGTTGGCCTTGTGGTGCCTGCGTTTGTTGTGGGTTTGCTCCGCCTGCCATTTTAATAGTTCCCTGTAATCACGTTGCCAAGTGCGGAAACACGCCCGCCGCCGCTGTATGCGCCACCAGATACGCCGGGACCGCCGCCGTCAATCCTGTCGAAAATAGATGTATAACCGCCCGACCCGTACCCAACGTCTCCGTTTTGGTTTGGCCCTTGGTAATTATTGCCGCCGCCGCCCTCGTTTGGTCTTGGTTGCGCATATCGCCCGCCGTCACCGCCACCACCGCCGACGTATTGCATGGCTGCTGGTTGCGGCGCTGGCATGGGTGGTTGATAGCCGCCTTGTCCTGTCTGCGGGTTGATAAACATATTTTGAATAGCTGCGAACTGCCCTGGGTTGCGCGCCTCAAGTTGTGCAAGCGCCTCCTCGTACATCGGCGCGGATGAATAACCCGACACCCCGCCCGCGAACTGTTGAGCCTGTGGCATTCCTTCCATGCCGGTCAGACCGCCGCCCGCCATGCCGAAAGCGTTTGCCGCTTGACCTGTGTTTTGGAATGATGCCTGTTGCATTGGCGTGAAGGCCGCAACGTCCGGCCCGTAATATGGCACGTACCCAAGGCCCGCGACGTCTTGGCCTTGCGCGATATTGCCGCGCGCCGCGTCCTCAAGCCATGCTGGGATTTCTGTTTTGTTTGTTGTGCTTCCGCTGCCCATTACAAGCTCCGTTCCATTGTTACCATTGTGGGGGTCCAGCCCCTTTTATTTAAGACGCGCTGCCAGCCAAATCGGCCATTCATCGTTAGGCTTTCGCACCCCTGTGCTTTGCCCCATTCCTCAACGGCCCCAATGGCGTTCGTGATTTGTTCCAAGTCACCCGCTGCCAAGAACACATGCAGAACCTTCTTTTGGGGATATACCACGATTTCTGTGATAGCACACGCCTTTTTTGCAGGCCAAATCTGCATGTGACCAGACGCAATGCCCGCCGCGATATCGTCAAAGCTGTGCGTGCCGCCGCTGTATTCAAGCGCCGCCTCGATCCACTCGCGGTATTCCTCAAGGTTCACCATGTTGACAACGCCGCCCGCTTCCAAGTGTCCGTCGCCGTGCAAACATAAATGTAACTCGCATCGGTCGCCAAATGCCCAGCCTTGCCCGTTGCCGTGGCGCTAGCAGGCGCAGCCACATACGTTCCCATTCGCCGCCAATCGCCGTCCCATGACACAACAGCATAACCCGCCGCATCGTCCCAAAGAAGCATGCCGTTTTCTGCGGCTGTCTGCCCCGGCACGCGCCAAGTGAGGTTGTCAGCAAGTCGCGCCAAATAGCGGCGCAAATCATTAGCCCAAACCTTTATGTCAGGCCCGACAACGGGGAAACGGCTCATCTGCGGCCACCCTGCGTTACATCAAGACGCATGGTGCCTACGCGCCAGTTTGCCAGCCTCGCACCCTCAACCCGCATTCGCACTTGCCGGCCCGTAAACCGCAAGTCTGTCGGGTTTGCCATTGAATAGGGTCCGTGTGACTGCTCGTCCCCATTGGGATAGAAGCGCGTCTTGAATGTCGCTGAAACGTCGCCTTGCGTGATTTCGTCCGGTATCATGCCTTTGACGGACATAACTTGGTCGCCTGCGCCAATACTAATTGGACCGCTTTCGGCAAAAATAGTCGCCCCGTCATAGTTCAATCCCACCTCTTGCTCCCAAAGGTTGCCCAGTGAGTCAGCCCAAAGGGGATACTTAAATACCCCACGAGCCACGCCGCACGTTCGGTCAATCTCGCCAAACGTCCAATGCCCCTCTTTGTAATCAAGCGAGACATATCTATCACATTCATTTGACGCCCCAGATGGATAAAACCACCAGATTTCGCCGTGCTGCGCCATAGGCACGGCATGGACAAGACTTGATTGTGACCTGTTTAGGTCGCCAAAAACGTAGTCAGCGACGTCGCAAGGGACCTCTTGAACCGCGCCGCCTGCGTATGAAAAGAAGCCCTCTTGCCCCATCCAGAAAGCGCCCGCGTCAACGGTTGCAATTGCCTTGCGTGAGATAACCCCGCACGACTGCCCAACCCGCTCAAGGTTGTAGACGTAGGGTGGCCCCTCGTACGTTGCAGAGTGTGCGTCTTGGTCTGTCAGAATAAGAGACTGCCCGCGCACGTTAATCCCGCACATGATCTGACCCGCTGTTTGCAGTTCGATTTGTCCCGCCTCGTTTGTTGCGGCGGCGGTCCAAGTTGTGTTGTCCTCACGATCCGACCATTGGACCAAGCGGGGATTGCCGCCCGCGCCAAGTGCGAACAAGAACCGCTCCGCCGATACCATCATTGCAAGGTTATCAACGGGCGCGTTTGTAACCGCAGCGGCAACCGTTGCTGTGTCAAGTTCCCATTGATATATTTTCCCATCTGTTGACGAACACGCCACAAGATACTCGCCCCAATTGTCTAGGGACCAAGTTGTCGCCTCGGCAAAGTTGCCAGTGTCAGGACGCGCCGTGCCAAAGTAGCTTGTGCCAAAGAACCCGCCACCAAAGCCCGTATTGACCGCAGCTTTTTCAGCGCCGGACGTAAAGCCTGCGGGTGTGATGTCCGTCGTAGTGCCGCCCGCGTTTGTGGTGTAAAGGTTGCTAAACGACCCAACAGCCACGCGCCTGTCGCCTGACAGGTCCTCCCACGCAACAACCCCGCGCGGGACGCCAGTGTAAGCCGTTGCCGCCCGCAACCGCCAGCCACCAACCGGACGTAGTGATCCATCACGCCACCGGACTAGGTTCATGTCACGCCAGCGGCCAGACTGGTCAAGCTCCGTTCCGTTGCGGTAGCCGCCGGGTGGTATTTCAAGAGGTATCAGGGGCATACGTTAAACCTCAAGTTGTTGTTGATTTCACAGGCCAGTCATTATCAGATAAATGCGGAAATGACGGGTGTTTCGTGATGTCTCTTAGGGCCTGACGGTAAGCGGCCCAAGTCGCGGAATCTGCTGGCGAGTCAAACAGTTGTGTCCAGTCTGTATCTGCTAGTAGCTCTGTGCGTTTGAGACGAACCGCCGACGCCGACGCTGCATTCAGTTCGGCTTTATAATCTGCCTCACGCTCCGCCTTTGTGGTCGTTACGCCGTCCGCATCTGTGGTCTGGGCAAACCTGTCTTGAACGGTCCAAGCAGACCCCCAAGTCCCATCATCAGACATCACCGCGCCATTACGCGCGGCAATCTCATAGGTGCCAACAGTAGGAGGTGGGAGGTCTATGACAGCATCTAGTTGCAAGCCTTCCAGTGTGGCGGCCTTCCATGTCCGAGGCAGGGACACATTTTTATAGTGGGCACGCCATTCGCCTTGGCTTTTAACTTCACCTGTCTCGCTGTGTCTGTATTCGCCCATAGGATTGATCCTTTCAGATGGGGTTGATGTTTGTAGAGTTTATTCTTCTGCGCGAATTGCCATGTAAATGTATTCTTGCGAGGAAGTGTTGTATTGCTCATCTGAGGTTGCCAATTGGAAGCCCGTTGACTGTAGCGCTATTGGTCCCGCCCCAAGTGCAACCTCTACATCGGAAGTGTTCGGCTCTAATTGTTTTGTCGCCCCACGGGTAGAGTCAACCACATGCCATTCTCTAGTAATCTCGGCGTTTTTTATTAAAACCCACTGAGGTTCCCAACCCAAAGTCACAACAGGGCCAGATGCAGAACCGTTACCTATGTATGAACCGCATTGTATGAAACTGTCGTCAGTAATTTCGTGGGCAAAAAGGTACGCTAAGAACGCCTGTCCGTTTGCATTTACGTCTCCGCTTGTGCCTACAGTAAACGCTGAATCTGTTGGCTCAGTAATCCAAGTGGAACCACTCACAATGGCCGCCTGAAAGCCATTTAACTTCATCCTTGTAGTGCTGGTTAATGACCTATGGAAAACAACCCAGTCCTCAGTGCTTCTACTCTTTACTATTATTACTCCGGGGGCCACTTCAAGGTCATGTTCGATACTCCTGTTAACACCTGTCCCCGTATAAGTCACCACGTCAAAAAACTTAGGTGCCTTGCGGAATGTCCATGCGACAAAGGTCGCGGCGTTTGTGTTTACGTTAGAATCAGCGCCTATTGAAAACCCGTCGTAGTTGAAAGCGGTAAGAGTGTCGGCATCGGTCGCTTCCGCCGCGCGACTGTTGGAAACTAATTCTTTGGTCACGCCTCGTTTTGTATCAAATAGCTGGTGATCTGTCGCCGCACTTCGGCTTTTGATCCACGTCAAACCACCTTCGCCAGACAAATCAATCCCGTTAGTAATCGTCTGCGTTCCACCATTACCTGTGTAAAGATCAGTGGAGAAAGCGTCTTCAATATACAGCGGACCAGCAGACGTTTGCAGCATTTTCTTTTTAGTGGTCATTTATCATGCTCCCTATGCCAATCCGAGACCGGCAGTGAAGCCGTGCCAATTTGTTCCGCCGTCACGGGTAGTGAACACGAACACATCAACGGCGTTGGCCGTGTCGGTAATTCTAGGGGCCGTTGCAGCGGGCCAATTAACAGACGCGGGCCAAGTCAAAGTAAAACCGCTGGCCCCTGCGTCTTGAATTATCTCAATCGACATCGCGTAAGCTGTGCCGGATGCGGGCGGATTGCTAAACGTAAACGTGGTGCTTTCTGTCAGCGTGTGCATAAAGGTGTTGCCCGCCTCACAGTTGACAGTCGTGGCGCTTGACGAGGATGTGACCGCCGCATAGGTTTCGTTGTAGCTTGTGGCCTTCAATTCTTGCAACAGGATCACATCACCGTTTATGTCCGCTGTAACTACCTTGCTTGCTTCCGACGATCCAAGCGTCGTGATGTCGCTGTAATTTATTTCTATTGTTGTGGCCGTCACGCCGTCCAGTAGGTTTAATTCCGCCTCGGTGGCTGTGATGTCGCCAAGACTCGTTAACTGAGCCGCCGTTATCTCCGCCGTTACGCCTGCAATTTTTAGGGCCGATAGGTTCGGCGCGATTGCCGTTGTGC